TGTCTTGGCCCTGCGCAGACGGAGGTCGCTTTGTATGTTACGTTCTACCCAATCGTCCACCACGGCCTCCGCTTCCTGTCCTTTCAGGAGTATCTGGTACAGCTTATTCTCCCATTCCATTCAAATAATCCTCCATATTATCGTCCTTCAATGTTTTGGCAGCACCTTCTTCCCAAATCACATAGGGCTCACCGGGCTTTTCCATAAAGCGGCTCTTGCACCAGGCCTTGAAGCAGCTCACCATGATTTTCACATCGGCATCATATTCCACCTTGCGGGCGCTTCTGCCTGCCGGATGTGACCCTTCAGCATGGCTGATGAAGATAAACAGTTTCTTGGGGTGGCGCTCCTTAAACTCCTTGTAGGTCTTGTAGTTCAACCCGCTGTACTGGAAACTGTCGATAATCACAATGCCGGGACTGCCCCGGCGCTGCAGACGTTCCTCCAGCTGATCCATCGACTCGCGGTCAAGGATAACCAACCGCTTGCGCACCTCATCCATCTTATGCCGTTTCAGGCTCATCTGAAACGAAAGGCCGGTGCTTTCTTCCAGACTGTCATAGATCACGCGTCCGAAACCGCACAGGTACTTGGCCAACTGCATCACAAAGCTGCTCTTTCCGCTCCCGCTGGCACCCCAGATAATCCAAACGCCGCTTTTGGCAGGGTTGCCTATCGAGGCTTGCCAATCCCCGGTAAATTCATACCGGGGTATCTTCATATTCAGCACCTCACCGGGACTGTAGGCTCTTTTCAGTTTCATGCTTGCATCCTCCTTAATTTTTCGATTTCGGTATATACGCGCCGCAAGCCGCCTCCGGTGCTGTGAACGATCTTGGCAATGTCGGTACCGTCCGGGGCATTGATTTTGGCTACAATGGCAGCCTGTGCCTTCAGGAACTTTTCGCGTTCCTGCGCATCATCCGGGGTCACCTTGCTGTAGGAGTCACCGTAGCGGCTCAACATTTCGGTATAGCCCACCTTCTTGCCTTCGATGGCGCGGTTGATCTTTTCCTTCAGCCCGTCTGCACCCATCATATACCACGCACAGCAGCGCTCGGTGGCGTTCCACAGGGCCTTCAGTTCAAGGAAGGCTTCATACTGCAGGTCGCCGGCTTCGTCCAGAATAACCAGGGGCGTATCTATCGTGCGGAGGTAGGCTACCAAGTCCTCATACACGTCGCTGTAGCGTCCGTTGCTGGTCACGCCGAATTCCTTGGCAATGTAGCGTATCAGCTTTAGCTTGGTCTTCACCTGGCTGCAGTCCACATATACGGCGTGCTTGTGCTGTTTCACGTATGCCTTCGCGGTAAAGGTCTTGCCGATATTGGGCATATCGCACAGGATGGCGCTCAGTCCGCTGCCCTGGCACACTTCCAGCTGCTTGCTCACAAACACATAGGTCGGGGTCTGTGCTGCCAGCCAAGGCATTTCTGTACGCAGTTGCACGCCCAGTCTTCGGGCTATGCCTACCCAGTTGGCATCACTGACCTGCTTTTCATAATTGCCCCGCTTGATGGTATTGTACACACTGGGGGCTATGCCCAGTGCCGTAGCATGACGGTTGTCACTGGGATAATTTTCACGGTCGGCGGCTATCGCTGCCACAATACGTTGCTTTACTTCATTTGTTATTTCCATTTGAATGCTGTTTTAAATTCGTTCTAACGTCGTTAATTATATCTTGGCTACTGCATCATGCTCAAAGGCACTGATGTCCATATAGGCTGAGTAATCTTCTTCCTCGGCTTGTGCAGGAAGGGGAACGGCTTCCGCCTGTACCTCTGTTATCAGCTTTGCTTCCTCTTTGGCAAGGATACCCACACGCTTGATCTTTCCGTCCTTCATCATCTTGTCGAACTTGGCTACATACTTGGCCTGTTCGGTATAGGCTGCCTTGTCGTACTCGGTCTGCTCGGCGGTGGCTTCATTGTAACGTTTCACCTTCTGGCAGGTGTCTATTAACCGGCCATGCTGATATACATAAATTTCCTGCACATTACCGTCTGCGCCTGCCAGCCAATAGGCATCCACTTGGTAGTTGCGCGGTTCCAACCGGTCTATTACGTTCGGGTCGGACAGACGATATACTTCATGGTTTACCGTCAAATAGGCATTCTGCCGGATGGACGTTTCGGTATGCTCACCGATATACCGGTACAACACCGCTTTATCCCAAGGACGAAGATCCGGGTTCTGTGTTCCACAAAGCACATCCCAACGCGTCATGCCAGGATATTTCTTTTGATTGGGGTGCGGCTGGTTGTTCCATTCTTTGATGGAAGCAATATCATCAGCCACAAGCTGCTCGTAAGTATAGGTAGGCACCCGATAGGTGTTGTTCAGTTCGTCATATACCTTTTCCACTTTCGGACGGTTGGCTTCCAGTTTGGCCCACCAGCGGCCGATATTCTGCTGAGTCCGTTTTTCCACGCTGTACTTCTTGCCGCGGTTCACGTGCTCCTGGCGTTTCTCACGGCTGTTGCCGGGGTTGCACCAGTGTATGAGGGGAAAAACCACACCGGCTTGCATCAGGCCGTCTGTGAATTTGTTCACCAGATGGTGTTCCACCTCTATCTGTGCCGGCATATACCAGCCGTTCTGGTCGATGGTCTGAAACATGTTCCTCATACAATCCAGAAACAGGTCCTTGTTCTTGTTCCGGTTGTAGGCGTATCCTACAACGGCACCGCTTGCCACGTCGCTTACATAATAGGCATGCACATAGTTCCCATCGCGCATAGGTCGCGGAAGGTCTCGGTCGTCAGCGGAAATCTTGCTGAATGCATATTGCGGCAGGCTGCGCAGATGGTAGGGGCGCTGGGAGTTGTTGAAGTTCCATTGGGTCTGATGAACTTTGGCCAGCAAGGCAATGGTCTTGGGCTGTTTCAATATGTTGGCTATCGTAGCTTTGCTCAAAACCACCGGATTCCCGCTTTTGTCAGTGAAGTCTTCAGGGTTGAAGATTTCACCCGTTTCCGGATCGTAGGCTTCGCAGTTCCCTGTCACAAACTGGTTATACATTTCTGCCACTACGGTATCATAAGGGTGCTCCGCTTGGGCGGCAAGACCACGGACCAGGTCTTCAATCTTATAAGTCACCTTCCTTCGGTTCTGGTTCATGAACTTGCGGCTGATAAGGCTTTCATAGCCGTTGGACTTGAAGTCATTCACACGCTTCTTGAAGCGGTTGGAACTCACGGGCAGGGTATGCCCGAACTCTGCCTGATAGTAGCTGATGGCTCCTGCCAGCTCGCCCCAGTTCACCGGACCGGCCTTCATGGCCTTGCGCATAAAGGTGGCATCGTCCATCGCACGAAGCACGGCTTCAATGACCGAAGCGTTCACCGTATATTCCTGGATGTGTTCCGGAGGAAGGGCATCACCGTTGTCAAAGCGGAACCGGGTATAGAATTCACGGGCTTTCGCATCGATGTGGTAATGGCCTATAAACCAGTTTCTCAAAATATCTTCTTTCATTTCTCCGTATTTTAATTTTATCCGTTCCTGAAATCGCAGGGGCATGGTGGCAATCTCTATCAGTGCGTAACTTCCAAGCCCCTTGCCTTGTCGCACTACGTTGATTTCTTTCCTGGCCGCCAGCTTCTTGTAATTGGGTACCGACATGATGGGAGCAAGTTCTTCTTCAGAAAGCATGGAGGGATGATGTCCTCGCAGCGCACGGCTCTTGCTGTAGTCGGCCTTTCCGTCTTCCCGAATCACCGGGCGGTCATCGTAGGTCAAATCCTTGTATGATATGCACAATATCTTTCCATAATACTCCATTTCATTGCTGTTTATAAGGCAGCTGCCATCTGTTGGGTCTCGTGCTGCAGCTGCATGAAGTCTGATACAAACTCACATTGGTAGGTTTCGGTCCGTTTCCCGTCCACGTACACGTCCACATCGTTGGTCTTCCGGTGGACTACCAGTTTTACACGGGGACCGAAGGTGCAGGTCATGGTATGCTCACACTCTTCAAAGGTCGTTTCACAGTTGGGGATGAATCCGCCGTCAGTCAGCTTGCCGCCTCGTTTCAGGGCGAGGGTGCGGATCCGGCGGGCTTGGTCACTGTCACGGACAAAATTCAGTGCCTGCCACACAGCCTGGCGGCTGCACTTAAAGGTCTTCATCAGGAAGGTCTTTGTCTCGTTATCTGTCAAAATCTGCTTTCTCATATCGTCATACTTTTTAATCGTTATCGTTCGTTCAAAGGTTTTCAACGGCTTCCGCTATTTCCTAATCACCCGTCAGTATTTCATGAAGGCGTGTCCCTTTCTGCAGTTCTTCGACCAGCACCTGCATCGCTTCCTCACACACACAGCTCACATTCTCTATCACCCGGTAGGCATCCGAGTTGCTTATCTCATCCTCTGTCATGAACTGTCCGGCCAAATCCATAGCCTGGTCGGCAATGTTCTGTGTATGGGCCGCACTGCTTATCATCGTGCGAAGCTTCTGCTTGAACTGGCGTTCAGCTCTCCCTTGATTGAAATTCTTTGCCATAAATCTAATTTTTAGAGGTTAATATCGTGGGGCGAGGGGAATCGAACCCCGACGGCTTTCTACGCTTTCTTATTTCGCTTTCTCATTTTCTATTTACCAACTTTCCGGCCGTGCCTACCGCCCCTGCCCGTCTTTCCGGGCTGCCAGTTATCCGGCAATCTCTTTGCCCTCTTTTTTCTTCAGTTCTACCTGTCGAATAGCGCCCAATACCGTATTCTCCAGACACAGACAAGTCATATAAACTTCATCCCCGAATCGCACCTGCGGGTTGGGTGCAGCTGCTTTCATTTCACCGGTTATATCAACCAAAGCATTCATAAGGCTATCCAGCGTTTCCGGCTTCACCTTCATAATCAATTCTTCTTTCATTAACTTTAATCCTTAAAATTCGCTAATCACACGCCTTTTTTGTATATTTGGCGCGCTGTTTACATCTTAAACACGCTGCAAATATAGACAAGATTTCTCGATTATGAAAGGAAAACAACAAGAAAAATCACCTATTAAGCAAAATATCTTGCTTTATTTAGAAAAAAAAGGTGTAACACCCTATGAGTTTTATAAAGAATCGGGGGTTACAAGAGGAATTCTGCAACAAAATAATGGTATCAGTGAGGATAATATAGCAAGATTTCTCGCGTATGCTCCAGATGTAAACATCGAATGGCTTCTTACCAGCAAAGGAACCATGTTAAAAGACGATTTGAACAGCATTCAAACAACAAAAGAATCAACCCCTTCTGAGCTACCTGCTACTTCTGATGACGCATCTGCCGACACACCTGACACCGCCCATGCACCCGAAGCCGTCGCTGTTTCAATTTCCCAAAAAGAAAAGCAGACCATGAAGCCAATCCCGTTGGTCACGGAAACCGCAGCAGCTGGTTTTGGCAACTGTGACTTTGCCATCGCAGAACAGGATGTCAAGGATTACTATGTCATCCCGAAATTCCGCTACAGCCGAGTCGATTTCATGATCGAAGTATCCGGACTATCCATGCACCCTCATTTCAATCCCGGAGACATCATAGCCTGCACCATCCTCACCGATCGAAAGTTCCTTCAGTGGAACAAGTGCCACGTCATTGCCACTCGCGAGCAAGGCATTCTTGTCAAACGTCTTATGCCAAGCAAGCAGAAGAACTGTCTCACTGCCATATCCGACAACAAGGACTACCCTCCATTCGATATTCCGCTGGATGAAATCACAGGCATCGCGCTTGTGGTCGGATCTGTCAGCCTCGAATAAGCCTTCCATACTCAGGCATCAACATGCAGTCGCATTTCACACGATACACGCAGCCGCCTCCCGAACACGGCGCACGCACACTCTTTGGAAGGCTATTTCAGGCTATCAGAGCGTAAAATCACTGAAAATCAAAGGTATCACTCCTATATATAAGGTATACCAAAAAAATAAATGTCGTTTTTCCTCTCCGAAAATAGCGAAAAACGGCACTTATTTACATTGGCAACCCCTTTTCCTATTTCGGGCGTACCCTCTAAAAACCGAAAAAGTAACCCTAAAAGTAACCCTAAACTCATTAAAGTAGTAACCCTAAACAGTAACCGTAATAGTAACCCTAAACTCAAAATTACCACCCGTAAGGGCATAAAAAAAGGGGAGCCGTAAGCTCCCCAATCAGCATTCAAAGAAATAACGCCTACAAGCCTTTCTAACGGCGTTATTATGTCGTTCTAACCATTGCCCTTACTACCGCCAGAAATGAGCGTAGATTGCTTAATTATAGCCTTTTTCGTGCATATTGTGCCGTTACCAGACAGCCCGGCATGAAGCAGGTAATTCTTGGTTGCCCCCACCTGATCTGCCGTCAGAACCGTATAAACAGCCGATATACTGCTGAAATACCAATCTTTCTGCTTCGTCCCGTCTATTTTATGCAGCAAATGCACATGAATCACTTTTGCCATATTCGTTTCTATTATGCTGCAAATATACCAAATAATACTTATTTGGAAGAATTTTAAGGCAACATCTTTAAAAATAGGCACAAAAAAACGGCCACACAGCCGTTCACACCATCATATAACAAAATCCATCAACCCAGCCATAAAACGGCCACACAGCCGAAAATAAAACCCTTCCAGGCCGTTTTAGCCCCATCTGCAAGCCCGATGTAAAGCAATCCCCCGAATATCCGAAGAAAAGCCCCTCAAACGTAAAGCAGATGTAAGCCATGTAAAGAGAAAAACCGCTTCGAAATATTCAGCCCATTTTCCCGATCATGCCTAAACCCTTTGGTTTTCAAAACCTTTCGCCCATTTTTCCCGACCATTGAAAAAACCGCTTCGTTCTATGCCCCATATATTTATCTTATGATGCAATTGGACAAGAATTGTTTTAGCAGTCATTTTCCAATTCATACCATATGATTTATTGTCTATGACTTCAACATCTTTCAAACCCATTTCTTTCAATGTTAGTTCTCGTTCTGGCCAAATAGTACCAGTTGTATCCATAGTTTGCAATTCGATTCCAACAAAATCTTTTACTTTGCGATTTGAATCGGTAGACACAAGAAAATAATCTACACTACCTCCCGGTATAGATACTTCTGGGATTAGGTGTAATTCATTACCAGGGGTATGTGACGTGAGAAGATGCAAGCAATCTATAAAAATTTGTTTTCGTTCTAACAAACGATGCGGACAAATGATAACATCGCGTTTTTCCTTGCCGTATTGCACTATACATGTTCCTATGGATATATCAGCTTGGCTCTTTCTAACTTTAAAGCATTTTTTCGAAGAGTACCTGCATTGTTGGCAATCAATTATTTTCGACCAATTAACGTCTCTTCTATCTACTGAAAAGGTAAATAACTCTTTGATTCTTGACATATTCTTTGTTGTGCTAATTTAATATATTCATTTGACAAATCTATTCCTATCGACTTTCTATTTAATTCGAAAGCGACTTTCATTGTTGTTCCAGTACCGCTGAATGGATCAAGAACAATTCCACCCAAAGGACAAGTTGATTTTATTGGGATAATACACAATTCCTCAGGATAAGGGGCAAAATGCATTTTCCTATTTTGACTATCCTCGGGTATTATATCCCAAACATCGTTTGGCATTGTTCCTTTGGGATTGTAGAATAAAAAATAGAATCCTTTTTCTTTTAATTCTTTGGCTCTTCCCGATAATCTAGTAGAATCGGAATGAGTAGTTCTTTGTTCATTCCTTATTACCATTCTAAAATCAGAAAGTTTTCCTTCTTTGATTCTATTTAACACATTCTCCAACTGTATAAGTGCATTTGCTTTTTCGTCATCAGTTAAACTGGTAGATAATTCTATTTGCCTACGATATCGAATTCCACTAACACCTGTTGCAGATACAACAGCTCCATTTTTAATAATGGATTGTCTTGGTTTAGATCGAATTGCATCTGCATCAAAATAATATTTTTCATTTTTAACAAAGAAGAAAAAATCTTCAAAAACAGAACCGAATCGATCTTTATTTGGACTTAGTCCTCCCTTATGTTTATACCAAATTACATTATTTCTAAGCAGCCAACCATCATCAAGCATCTTAAATGCAATTCTCCAAGGTATTCCTTGTAATGATTTATTATGATAAGAGTCGCCAATATTCAACCAAAATGCTCCACTAGGCTTTAAAACCCTTTTCACTTCTTTGATAATATCAAACAGACAATTTATATATTCCGACGGCGTATCTTCTAGTCCAATACCTCCATTCTCATATTGTCGTTTTTGCCAATACGGTGGACTCGTTATGCAGCAATCAATAGAATTATCGGGAAACGCTTTCAATACAGAAAGTGCATTCCCCTGAAGGAACAAGGGAGATAGACTATTATTACCAATATAATCAATTACCATTTTACTCATATATACACCAACTGCTGTTTTCTATTAACTTCTATTTATTAAATCTCGCCTATCAACCTCAAGCAACTCTGCAATCTGAGATAGTGTTACTAAATCAGGTTGTGAAACATTGGTACACCACTTAGATATAGTTGACGGATCTTTACCTAATTGTTGTGCTAACCATTTTCCTGTTCTCTTTTTCTCGACAAGAACTATTTTAAGCCTGTTTATATCTTTTGCCATATTCAATATATTGAATTAAGCACAAAGTTAATGCTTTTACTCGATTTGCCCATTATATATGAGAATAATTTTTATTACCGATGACAACATAACGAAATTAAGAAAAATAATAGAGTCTGCCATTATACAACCTAAAGGAATCTATACGGTCTACAAAACTTCCATATTGCCACAGCCGTTTTAATTCGGGTTTGCCCGTGTGCACGAAATATCTTTCGGGGGAGCCTAATACCCAGTCCGACATTCGTCGTCGAGTGGGTTACCATACAATCTGCAAGCAGAGGCGGTGGAACTGTCCGATATATGACGGATTATGGAATGGCAGTCTAATGGATAAACAACCTTTTCTTGTCGAAAGATTTTAGACCTCAATTCGCGAATAGGTTTCAACTGACAAAAGGAAGTAAAAAGAATTGTTACCCATAATTGTTTCTCGCGGGTTAAGAACGGGGTTGCTTCTCCGACATAATCCGTTCATTTTCAGTGGTCGAATCACAACCTTTTTCTTGCCGATAATGCTACCGGCATTCGAGTGTAAAAATCCAGTTTTAGAGTACGATTTCGATCATCAAAGTTCAACCGCATTTCTTTTCAGTTGTTTTCACGAAACGGTTTACTTTAGTTTTCTTGCCCTATATATAGAGAAATACTAAACTAAACAGAATTATATATGCCCGCGCAGGAATAAACTGCACAAGCAAAAAACATCGGGCAACCCTAAAATTCGGTGGCTGCTTTAGTCGAACAATCCGTTCACCAGATTGACCGCATCGTCCTTTTTCTGGTTGATGATTTTGGCATACACCTGTGTCATTTTCACATCAGCATGACCGAGTAATTTCGAAGTGGTGTAGAGGTCTGCACCGAGCGTCAGCATCATCGTTGCGAACGTGTGCCTGCTCGTGTGAAATGAGAACCGCTTATCTATTCCAGCCGCTTTCGCCCAAGGTTTGAGAAGCGTGTTTATCATTGTTGGGCTCGGTAAATCGAATACATGGTCTTCCGATATCTTCTCTCCGCGTTCCGGCATCCACTTCAAGGCTTCGGGAGAAAGCGGCAAATAAATCGGCTCTTTGGTCTTCTGCACGGATACGGACAGGCGATATTGTCCTCTATCGACAAACACGTCTTTCCACTTCAAGCTGATAATATCGTTTATCCGCAGTCCGCAGAAGCAAGAGAACAAATAAGCCTGTTTTACGGCCTCATTTTTCATCGGAGTAGCAATCAATGCCCGCACCTCTTCTATGGTCATATACGACCGCTTACTCTCCGGCAAACGGATTTTATCCGAATTGTTGATTTTGGTAAAAGGATTGACTTTTATCATTTCCGCTCGTACGGCTGCGTTCAAAGCTCCGTTCAGAATGCGGTAATAGGTGTGTAGCGTAAAATTAGATACTTGTTTGCCCTTCGGTCGATATTCAGTCAATAGATAGTCGATATACTCTTGACAAAACGCCTTGTCGATTTGATCCATCGTTACCCGTTCTCCGGCATAATCTTTCAGGATGCGGATAGTAACTTGGATTTGGTTTCCATCTTTCTTTCCTCGCTTCGCCTGATTCTCTTTGTAGGTCTCCATCCAGTCCAGAAGAAAAACCTTTTCACGGGTTTCGATACCCGCTTCGCCATTGGTAAGTTGAATGATCCGTTTCGATTTGATGGCATTGGCTGCCGCCATAGTCGTTTGGTTCCGCACACGGGCATTGTTATCCGTTTCGGGGATAAGATACATCTTCAGATACTCATATGTCCGTTTACCGTCCCGGTAGATATCCAAATACAGACTTTTGTTTCCATTGGTCAACTCTTTCATCCGAAGACGGATAGGTTCTTTGACTTTTGCGGGCTTCTTTACTCGTGGCATAGTTCCTCCTTGCTTTACTCGTTATTTCCGCCACAAAGGTAGAAAGAATAATCCGAATTAAGGAACAAATAAGAAACAAAAATGTACCGAAAAAGAGCCAAGCAACAATAATCAAGTAAAACAAGAGAAGATGCATATACATCGTAATTATTTATTATACAGTATATTTATTTTCATTTAATTGGATTTCGTTTTCTATTCCAATCCATACTATATAAATCTGAAAAATTTTAAAAAGAAATTCAAAATAATGAGTCTAAGCATAGTTTGTACCCTTAACTAAGGGCACGGACTGCTTTTTCTTATTTGAACTTCGGGCTTACCAGAGCCTTACCAATCAATGAGAAAAAAGTGACGTTCGTGTCCTTTCTTTGTTTCTGAATGATTGGAATACCTCCTCTTCTAAAGACAAGCAAAAGACCTCGATGCTCTCTTTTTCTCTTCAAAAAAGCTTGTAATACATATATAAATATTAATCATTAAAGAAAGGAGAAACCTATGGGTAAAATTGCAACAAGAGCGTTTTGTAATACGCTCAAACCAGGTGCATTTAGTTCGGAATTGACTCGATGTCCGACAAGGAATGAAATAGAAGCAATATCTGGCTTCTTAGTGAAAAGTACTTATACTGTAAACCAATTAGTAATGGAAGAGGATGTTATTGGTCCAGTTCCTGTTCTTATTGTTGGTAACAGTGGTAATATTATTAAAACTCAAGTGTAAATTAAAAAAAAAAGAGAGTGCCTTTATGAGGATGCAACTCATATTCTTGAAAACATCTCTTCCCAGTGGTTGCGGGATAAATCAAGTAAAATTATGAAAACAAAATTATTCTGTGTGGTACTATGCACCTGTGTATTTCTCTCGTGCGAAAAAGAAATAGTAGAACCGGAAGTACCAGAAAAGCCACCTGTGGAAAATCCAGAGGAGCCAGATAAGCCTAACCCACCAACAGAAGTAATATCTACAGGCGGAATCAAAAAAATGGAGATATAG